GTAATGTATTATCTCCATATTAAACCGTATTTATGAATTGTTTGAAAGTAAAAACCATTTTTGTAGACGCTAATGCTTTTATCTCGCCACTTATCTGCATATTCTTTTGCTAATTCTAAATCTGTAAATGTTTCACAGTTTCTACCAGTGATGTATTTTATTTTATCTATAGTCATAATAATAAATTTAAAAAGTCTAATTAAAGACCTTGTGCCATTACATTTAAAAAACTTGCTTTGATTGGGTCTTGGTACATTACTTCAAGACTTTGAATTAGCAAAAGAATATGCAGATAAGTGGCGAGATAAAAGCATTAGCGTCTACAAAAATGGTTTTTACTTTCAAACAATTCATAAATACGGTTTAATATGGAGATAATACATTACATAGGTCCTGAATGGAATAGTAAATTTATAATTGCTGTAACAAAATGTGGTAAAGATTGGTTAGATGTAAATGACTTTACAGAATACGAAAATCTTGTTACTTGTAAAAAGTGTTTAAAAAATATGTAAAATGGAACAACAAGTAATTAAAGGCAGAAAAAACACATTGTGGATTAAGCAAGGTGCAAACTATACCAAAGGAAAAAAAATAGACAAATTAATACTAGATGAAACACCTGACTGGCATATAGTCAAAGAATATACAGTTGAAGGTTGGTATAGATACAACGACGAAAAAGATTTTATTACGCAGACCATACACGCAACTACACCAGCAAGAGCAGAGAAGTTATTTAGAAGTAAATACCAACATCATTTTTTTAATGTTTACATAGAATTACTTTAATACTTTTTTACTTACTTGAATTAACCTTTACAGAAATGTAAGGGTTTTTTTTGCTTAATACAAAATTCACTTTATTTTATTATTAAATAAAAATCTTTATGAATTTAAGTATTACAATCCCTACTTCACTAAACGAAATTACACTAGAACAGTATCAAAGATATTTAACCATAGCTAAAGACAATAAAGACACTACGTTTTTAAATCATAAAATGATTGAGATATTTTGCAATGTATCTTTACTGGAAGTATCGTTAATGAAAATGAAAGACATTAGCGACATACTAGCAAGACTTGAAGAAACATTTAAAACAAACACAGATAAGTTAATTAGAACTTTTAAATATGATGGTGTTGAGTACGGATTCATACCAAACTTAGACGAAATAACATTAGGTGAATATACTGATTTGGATACTTATATTTCTGATTGGGAAAATATGCATAAAGCTATGGCAGTTTTGTACAGACCTATAACAAAGAAAGTATTAAACAACTATTCTATAAAAGAATACAACGGAACGCACGAATATAACGAGATAATGAAGTCAATGCCTTTAGATGTAGCTTTGTCTTCAACTGTTTTTTTTTTCAATTTACTAAGCGAATTACTGACATATACAGCGAACTATTTGGAGACGGACAAGGAGTTTCAGGATTTACTAAAGAAGAACAGTTCGGAGCTAAATGGGGGTGGTATTCATCATATTACGCACTTGCTAAGGGAAACGTCCTCGAATTTGACAACGTATCTAAATTAAGGGTAACAGCAGCATTTACTTATTTGACATTTGAAAAAGAAAAACTAGAACTAGAAAGAATAAAATAATGAATACATATTATAGACTTACAGACGCAATAAAAGAATCATTACTATCTGATGGTATCATAAACAACGTATCTACAGGTGATTTGTTTAATGTAGATTTAAACAAAGTAACTATATTTCCACTAGCACACGTTATAGTTAATACAATAGCAGAATCAGCATCAGGTAATACTAACTTATTTAATGTATCTGTTTTGCTTATGGATGTTTGCGATATATCACCAAAAGAATCAAGTGATTTATGGTTAGACAACGACAACGAGCAGGATATATTTAACACACAATTAGAGTTAGGAAAACGTTTTGTTGAATCAATGCGAAGAGGTGATTTATACGAAAACGGATACCAGTTAAATGGTAGTGCAAACTATGAAGCATTTTCAGATAGATTTGAAAATAAACTAGTAGGCTGGACAATTACTTTTAATTTAGAAACTGCAAACGATACAACTATCTGTTAATGGCAAATAATGTTAAAAATACACAATTAACTTTAGAACGCTTTAGAGATTACGTTATACAACAAAGTAGAAGTAATTTAACTAAAGGTGGAAAGAACGACACAAAGAGTCTATACAACGAAATTAAAGGTGATGTTTTTGTAGGTGCTAATAGTATAGGTTTAAACTTTTCAATGCCTATTTACGGACAGTTTCAAGACAAAGGTGTAAAAGGTGCAGACCCGTCGCAAGTATCTAAAAACGCAAAGATAAAAGGACAACAAGCACCGAACAGCCCGTATAGTTTTAAAGGTAAAAGACCACCAAGTTTGCCGCTAGAATTATGGGCAAAAAGAAAGAATATAAGGTTACGAGATGACAAAGGAAAATTTAAAGCAGGTAGTTATAAAACAATCGGAATAGTAATAGCAAAAAATATATGGGCTAGAGGTTTAAAGCCTAGTTTGTTTTTTACCACACCATTTGAAGCAGGATATAAAAAATACATAGACCAAGAATTAATAGAATCATTTGGTTTAGATGTAGAAAGTTTAATGCAGTCAAGTTTAAAAGATATAAAATGAAAGTAATTTACGCACGCAGTCCTTACACTATTTCGATTGATGAAGTGGGTCAAGTAGGTAGCAAAATAGAGTTGAGAATATGGTATAGTGACGACCCAAAACCAACATTACCAACTTGGACTTCTAAAAAGCAAATTCCATCGATAACGCAAACGGAAACGTACTACAATATATCACCGTACATAAAAGATTTTATTGTAAATATAAACCCAGAAAGTACTGTTTTAAAAGCATTAGAATTACAAGAAATGTGGTGTTTGGTTGAAGTAATTACTTATTACACTGAAGACGGTGTAGAATATACAGAGATTGAAACTTTAGATTTTGTTGGAGTAAATGGATTTACTAACCCTAACTTGGGTGCAAATCAAATCACAGAAGATAGCGTTATTTACTTGACAGACCCAACTATAAAAGTTTTAACAGACCAACTAGAAACTGTTTTTTCAAGTACGCAAAATGTACCGTATTTTAATGTTTTGGTTGATTGGGAAGCAATAACTGGAAAAGAATTTAGTTACACTTATGCTGATTTTCAAAATAATAATATTGTAAATGAAGTTGTTTTAACTGATGCTTTTCCTGCTGGTATTTATAACTTTAAAGTGCCTTACAGATTAAACGGTGTAGAATATCAAAATGGAAATACAGTACAAGTGGTCAATACTGCAAGATTTGGAGATTTACCTATAATAACTTACGAAACAGTTTGTGAGCCTAAATATACACCAGTAAGATGCGACTTTATAAATCGTCAAGGTGGGTGGCAAACTATTGTATTCTTTAAAGCAAAAACAGATAATTTCGAGTTTAAAAGTAATGAATTTAAAGTGCTACCATCTAATTGGGATTACAACCCACAAGTAGGCGGAATGAAAACTTTTAATTTTGAAGCAATGCAAACAGTAAAACTAAATACTGGTTGGGTTGATGAAAATTATATAAACTTTATATTTGATTTATTTGCTTCAGAAACGGTTTTACTTGACGGAATACCTGCACAATTAAAATCTAAATCTTTGCCTTATAAAACTGGTTTAAAAGACCATAATATTAACTACGAAATAGATTTCGAGTACACATATAACTTAATAAATAACGTTCAATAATGGTAGGTATATTTATATATGTTGACGGTATTGCATACGGAATTGAATTATTTAAAGATGAAACAATTAGTATTACTTCATCTATTCAAAATTTTAGGGATTTAGGAAAGATATTTACTGATTATTCTAAATCATTTACAGTACCAGCTAGTGCGATTAATAACCAAATATTTAAACATTGGTACAATAGTGAAGTAGGTTCAACATCAACAGAAAACCCTATAAATGTTGACGGTGCATTTGACCACAGAATTAGTTACTATGGATATTTAGAAGTTGACGGTGCATTTTTTAGAAACGGAAAATTTGTACTTAAAGGCACAAAGAAAAAAGATAATAAAATTGAAAGCTATACTATTAATTTTATTGGTAATTTAGTACAATTAAAGGAACGTTTTAAAGATGATAAATTAAATAGTTTATCTACTATTATTTCAGGTGTTAGAGTTAGTTTATACAAACAATTAAATCACTTGTGGCAATTATCAGAAGTTCAAGCTAGAGTAACTGGGGGTGCTGCTTATGATATTTTATATCCATTAATTGGAACTAAAAGAAAACTTTTTTTAAATAGCGGAGTAGCTGCACAGGATATTTCAACAACAACTGGAAAGCTAAAATTTGATGAGATATTTCCAGCGTTAAGAGTTAGTAAGATTTTAGAGTACATACAAAGCACTTACGGTATTACTTTTCAGGGTGCATTTATTCAAAGTCAAACATTTAGCAAACTTTATTTATATTTAAAAAATCAAAATGAATTAGTTGTCAAGTCGCAGCAAGTAATGGTTGATTTTACAAGTAAACAAGACTTTACACAAGTTATAAGTAACAATACAAATCCTTCAAATTCATCTAATAGGTCAGCATATAAATTTAATGATTTAGACTTAGATAGTAATGTATTAACTTTTGATACTGATTATGCTCCATTCTTTTTCCCTTATACTTCACTTCCGCAAAGTTGGAGATATAGAAGTTTATCATTAACAATAACAGTAACTGCTGGTGCATCTAATCCTTATAATTTATTTGTTTATAATAACGGTGTTTTATATTCTACTTTTGAAAACATTGTAGGTAGTACAACTAAAATTATTTTTGCAAATAAAGGATTTGGTTGGAGTTCAAGTGATGATGATTTCAGTATTTACAATTTTACATTTTTTGTTTCTAGCGATTCAGGAATAACTTTTACAACTACTTTAGAACAAAGAATAACAGTTTTATCAAGTCAATCTTATTCTAGCTTTGGTTCACCAACTATTTTAACACCAACGCAAATACAAATATCAAGAGGGTTTTCAGCAGCCCAATCAACAGTATCAAATATAGATATTCAATCATTTATTCCTGATATTACTGTTGTTTCATTTGTTGAAGGTTTGATAAAAATGTTTAATTTAATGGTTATTCCAACTGGTGAAACTTCATTTTATTTACATTCATTAAATGATTATTATAACGATGGTACAAATTGGGATATAACAGAATATGTAAATCCTGAAGATATATCTATTGACCCACCGCAATTATATAAAAAGGTTGAGTTTAAATACCAAAATTCAGAAAATGTTTTGAATAGTATTTATAGAGGTTTATATAATAAAGAATACGGAGATTTAAACTTTGAAAATATCAATAGTGCATTTAACGAAACATATACAGTTGAATTACCATTTGAAGACTTTATGTTTGATAGAGAAACTGGAACAGATTTTATAACTGCTACTATTTTTAATTCAGATGGACAACCTTACGTTCCAAAACCTAGTTTTATATATTGTAATGGTTTACAAGATGTTACGCCTAGTATTAAAATAGCGGATAATACAACAACAAACACAATTACAAATTACACAAGGTTTTCAAATGAATTACCATTGGCTGGTAGTGATTTTTCTTATGTTCAATCATTAAATTGGGGTGCTGAATATTCAGCTTGGGATTTGAATATTAATTTTGTTGGATTATACGAAAAATTTTATGCAAGTTATATAAGAAACTTATTTAATCAACGCACAAGAATTTTAAAAACAAAAGCTATTTTACCTAATTCAATAGTGTCTTTTTTACAATTAAAAGATAAAATAATTTTATCTAATAAAAGATATATTATTAATACAATGACAATAGATTTAACATCAAAAGAAACAAACTTTGAGTTAATATCTGATAGTTCACCACCACAAACTTTAGAAGATACTCAAATTTTAAGATTGTCAAATGTTAGAACATTAAATTTAGACAATACAGCACAAGAAATAGAATTACAAATATTTTTAAAAGATAATGATTTATGGAGAAGTAAAGTAGCAGCAGGATTTTTATTTGGTACTTATTCAAGTGGTGGTAATGTTTATGAAGATGGGTTATTAACTGTAAATGTACCAGCTAATACTACTGGTTTAGATAGACAAGACGAAATATTAATTGAATATTATAAAGGAAGTACTTTTTTTTTATTCACAATACCAGTAACACAAAATGCTTAATCAAATTTTAACAATGTTACATAATATCGAAGACTGCAAAGGTTACGATAATATACAAATTGCAAAGGGCAAATATCAATACACGACTAACATATTTAAACTACTTAAAAGAACAGTATTATGGCAATAGAGAAAGTTGTTGAAATAAAAGTAACTACAAACGTAGATAATGCTTCATCTAAATTAAATAATTTAAAAACTAATTTAAAAGATGTAGGCACACAAGCGAAGCAAACAACTACGGAAGTATCAGGACTTTCAAAAGCACAAGATGCTATTAATGCTATTGGTGATGGTGTTAGTAAATTAAATCCTGCTTTTGGTGCAGCAGTTAAGGGTGCAAATGGTTTACTTCTTAAAATGTGGGAATTAGTAGCAAATCCAGTAGGTGCTATTTTAGCTGGTATTGTTGTAACTGCTAAATTTTTATATGAAGCATTCCAAAGTTCTGTAGCAGGCGGTAAAGAATTAAAAACAATTTTTGCAGCTATTTCTGCAGTTGGTACACAAGTTAAAGATGCTATGTTTGGACTTGGCAGGGCTTTAATTGATGTTACTACTGCTGCATATCAATTTATTACTTTAGACTTTAAAGGTGCAGCTGAATCAATGAAAAAGGCGAACGCAGAAGCATCAGAAAGTTATAATCAATTAGGTGATGCAGTTGACGGTACTACTTTTAGAATTATTAAAAATTTAGAAAAGCAACAACAAGTAAACGACAAAGCAAGAAAAAATCAGGCGGTAGTTCAATCTGAAACAAATAAATTACTTGTTCAATCACGTGAAATATTAACAGATGAAACTGCTAGTATTCAAGAAAAAAAGAAAGCATTAGAAGAAGTTACAAAAGCAGAAAAAGCATCAAGTGCGGAAAAGGTTAGAATTGCTGCAGAAGATTTAAGAATTGCAAAAGCAAAAGCTGCACAAATGGGTGGTGAAGCAGAAAAGAAAGCAAAACAAGAGTTAAGAGATTTGACTATTGCTTTAAATGAAGCTGAAACTGAAAACGCTATGACTGGCATTAAGTTGAATAAACAACGAAAAATGTTAAATCGTCAAGAGATAGCAGACCAAAAAGAAAAAAATGATGCTATTGCTGCAGCAAATAAAATAAGAACAGACGCAGAAAAGGCACAATTAAAAATTGAAGAAGATGAAAGAAAAAGAATAGCAAAGGAAAATTTAGATGCTATGATGGCTTCTGCAAAAGATGCATTAAATATAGTAAATGAATTAAATAAATCTTACGAAACACCTGCACAAAAAGAAACAAGAGAATACAACGAAAAAAAGGCAGTACTAGAAGCTAATAATTTAAGCACGCAATTATTAACACAAAAGCATTTAGAAAATTTAGCTTTAATTACAAAAACAGATGCAGAAAAAAAGGCTGCTGATGACAAAGCTATTGAGGATAAAAAAGCTGCTGAAGCTGCTGAAAGAGAAAAACAAAAAGATAGTGTTATTGCTGCGTCAAAACAAAACTTAAATAACATAGTTCAAGGTTTAGAAGCTACTGGATTAGCTAAATCTAAAGCAGGGCAAGCAGTTTCAAAAGCAATAGCATTAACACAAATAGGAATAGATTCAGCGGTTGCAATATCTAAAGCATCAACTTTAGCAAATGCAGAGGGTGTAGCAGCACAAGCAGCGTTTCCTTTTGTTCCTGGAATTGGTACAGTAGCAAGGGTTGTATCTTATGCATCAACTACTTTATCAGTTCTTAGTAACATAGCAAGAGCAAAACAATTATTATCTAGTGGTGGTTCAGGTGGTGGAAGTGGTTCAGGCGGTGGTAGTTCAGCACCAAATGTAAGCGGTGGTGGTGGTAATGCACCACAATTTAATGTAGTAGGCAATAGCGGAGTTAATCAATTAGCTGGAGTAATGAATACAAAAGAACAACAAGCACCTATAAAAACTTATGTAGTTTCAAGTGATGTAACAAGTAGTCAATCATTAGATAGAAATATAATTCAAAGTGCAACGCTAGGATAAATAAAACAAAAGACTAATAATTAAATTAATAATAAAAGAAATATACAATGGCTAAAAATTTAGAAACAATAGAATTGTTTATCGATGAAAATGGCGAAAACGACGGAATTGAAGCGTTAAGTTTAGTAAAGTTTCCAGCTACAGAAGAAACTTGGATTGCTTTAAACAATCATAGAATAGAATTTAAATCTATTGATGACGAAAAAAGAATTATTATAGGTTTGGCTTTAGTTCCTGACAAGTTGATTTATAGAAGAAATGGAGATTATGAATACAATATTACATTTTCAAAAGAAACTGTAAAAAAAGCAGGACAATTATATTTAAAAAAATTAAATAACAATAACGCTACTTTAGAACATCAAACAGAAGTTGACGGTGTTTCTGTAGTTGAATCTTGGATAGTTGAAAATCCATTAATAGATAAAACTGCTATTTACAATTTAAATGCTGCTGAAGGTTCTTGGGCTGTTATTATGAGTATTGAAAATGATAAAGTTTGGGAAGAAATTAAAAACGGAACTTATTTAGGAATAAGTGTTGAGGGTTATTTTAGTGATGAACAAAAATTATCCGTACAAACAAAAGAACAAGAATTAATTGAAAAAATAAAATCAATAATAATTAATGCTAAAAATAATAAATAAAATTATGGGTAACAAAACAAATTCGCCAAAGGGCGGTAAAAGAGGGTGTTTATGCGACGATTCAACTTACAGTTCAAAATGTTGCGAAGGTGAATTAATCAATCAAGGTATTGGTAGCACATTAGAACAAGGAACTAGCACAGTAACAAATGAAAACGGTGTTAGAACAATGGTAAGAACAAATGGCTAATTTATAACAAAAATAAATTATAATAATTAAACCTATAAATAATAATTATAAATATGAACGTAATCAATGAAATTAAAACTCTTTTGGGTATGGATGTAAATCTTGCTCAAATGAAACTTAAAGACGGTGTTACTGTTTTTGAAGCAGAAATGTTTGAAGCAGAACAAGCTGTTTTTATTGTAAACGGTGAAGAAAAAGTTCCTGTTCCAGTTGGTGAATACGAACTAGAAGACGGAATGATTTTAGTTGTAACCGTTGAAGGTGTAATTGCTGAAATTAAAGAAGCAGTAATTGAAGAAGAAGCACCTGAAGCAGAAGTTGAGGTAGAAGTTGAAGCACAAGCGGAAACAGCTACACCGAAAAGAATTGTAGAATCAGTTTCAAAAGAAATGTTTTTTGCTGAAATTGAAAAACTACAAGCACAAATTGCTGAATTAAAAACAGCAAAACAAGAATTAAGTTCAGATGTTGTTGTTGAGCCTTTGACACATTCACCTGAAGTTAAAAACGAAGTAAAATTAAACAAATTATCACCTAACCGCCAAATGACGACACAAGACATCGTTATGGCTAAACTATTTAATTAAAAAATTATGGCTACTACTACAAGCATTACAACTACTTACGCTGGTGAGTTTGCAGGAAAGTATATTTCTGCAGCATTATTATCAGGTTCTACTATTGCCAATGGCGGTATTGAAGTAAAACCAAACATCAAATACAAAGAAGTTATTAAAAAAATCGCAACTGACGGAATCGTTAAAAATGCAACTTGTGATTTTGATGCTACTTCTACAGTTACACTTACTGAAAGAATTATACAACCTGAAGAATTCCAAGTAAATTTACAACTTTGTAAAAAAGATTTCCGTTCAGATTGGGAAGCCGTACAAATGGGTTATTCTACATTTGATAATTTACCACCTTCTTTCGCTGATTTTTTATTGTCTCACGTTGTAGCTAAAATTGCTGAAAAAACAGAGCAAAACATTTGGAAAGGTGCTACTGCTACTGCTGGCGAGTTTGACGGATTAGTAACACTTGCTACTGCTGATGCAACTGTTTTAGATGTAGCTTCTCCTGCTTCAGGTGGTGTTACTGCTGCAAACGTAATTGCTGAAATGGGCAAAGTTGTTGATTTGATTCCTGCTACACTTTACGGAAAAGAAGATTTGTACTTATACGTTTCACAATCTGTAGCTAGAGATTATGTAAGAGCATTAGGCGGGTTTGGTGCATCAGGATTAGGTGCTAACGGTACTAACACAATGGGTACGCAATGGTGGAACAACGGTTCATTATCTTTTGATGGTGTTAAAATCTTTGTTGCAAACGGAATGGCTACCGATTATATGATGGCAGCACAAAAATCTAACTTGTATTTCGGAACTGGTTTATTATCTGACCAAAATGAAGTAAAAGTAATTGATATGGAAGACATCGACGGTTCACAAAATGTAAGAGTTGTTGCAAGATTTACAGCAGCAGTTCAATACGGTATTGGTTCTGAAATTGTACTTTACACTCCTGCTGCATAATCATAAATAAATAATTCTAAAAGGGTGGTGGAATAAACACCACCTTTTTTTTTAACTTTTAAATAAAAAAAACTATGGCTTGTGATATTACATTAGGGCGTTTAGAGCCTTGCAAAAATGCAGTAGGTGGTTTAACTGCTGCTTATTTCATTAATTACGGTGACATTACTGGATTTACTTACGATGGTACTTCAGCAGATGGTATTGAAACTGTAACAGGTTCACCAACAGCGTACAAATACGATTTAAGAGGAACGAATAGTTTTGACCAAACTATAACTTCATCACGTGAAAATGGAACTACATTCTTTGACCAAAGTTTAAAACTACAGTTGAAGAATTTAACACTTGATATGCACAAACAAGTGAAACTTTTATCTTACGGACGTCCGCAAATAGTTGTTGAAGACAATAACGGAAATTTATTCTTTTGTGGTTTACAACACGGAATGGAAGTAACAGGTGGAACTATTGTTACGGGTGCTGCTATGGGTGATTTAAGCGGATACACATTAGAGTTTAAAGGTATGGAAAAATACCCTGCTAACTTTATTTTAGATACTTTAGCTGGTGCTGGCTTTACGATTGTTGAAGGAGCATAATAATATATGTTTTTTATAAAAGGGTGGCTTAGGTCGCCCTTTTTTATTTTAAAACAATTTTCAAATTAAATTATTATTTAATAAAAGTTTATATGCTAGTTTTAAGAGATTCAACATACACGCAAAATTTCAAGTTTATGCCTAGAAGTAATAATATTACTTTGATGGTATTTCATAATGAAATGGAAGATGTAGACTTTGAAATAGTTAATCCAGTTTTAGTTACAGAAAAGTTTTGGATGCAATTTGAGCAGGATTTACAATTTGAATTTTTAAAAGAAAAACACACTTATACGCTTACTTGTTACGATGGTGATACAATAGTGTATAGAGATAAAATAATGGTTACAAATCAAGAAATTTCTGAATATACAATCAATCAAGGTGTGTACGTTCAAAATGTTACTTCAAACGAATTTATAATTTATGAATAATATTTCAGTTGTTAATTTATCGGCTTACACGTCGCCATTAATTAAAGAAAATACAAAAGCAAACTATATCGAATACGGTACTGATAATAATTATTTTCAATACTTAATTGATAGATATTTACATTCAGCTACTAACGGTTCTATTATTACAGGTGTTACTAATATGATTTACGGAAAAGGTATTTCAGCACTTGACGCTAATAGAAAGCCTAACGAATACGCACAGTTTGTTTCTTTAATAAAAGGTGATTGTTTAAAGAAAGTAGCTTTAGAACGCAAACTTCTTGGAATGGGTGCTATTCAGGTAGTAATGGAAAAAAAGAAAGTTAAATCTATCGACCATTTTCCTATGCATACATTAAGAGCAGAAAAATGCAACGACAAAGGCGAAATAGAAAACTGGTATTATCACCCTGATTGGACAAAAGTAAAACCTAGTGAAAAATTAAAAAAAATACCTGCTTTTGGATTTGGTAACGGTAATGAAGTTGAGATTTATATTGTAAAACCTTATGTAAGTGGTTTCCATTATTATACACCAATAGATTATTCAGGTGCTTTACCTTATGCTTTTTTAGAAGAACAAATAGGCGAATATTTAATAAACGATATTGATAACGGATTTAGTGGAACTAAAGTTATAAATTTTAACAATGGTGTACCTAGCGAAGAAATGCGTGACCAAATTAAACGTGATGTTTTAAGCAAAGTAACAGGTGCTAGAGGCGAAAAGGTTATTGTTGCATTTAACGCAAATGCTGAAAGTAAAACAACCGTTGAAGATTTACCATTAACAGATGCACCTGCACACTATGAATATTTAAGCAAAGAATGCTTTGAAAAATTAATTGTAGGACATAGAGTTACTTCGCCTATGCTTTTAGGAGTTCGTGATTCAGGTGGTGGTTTAGGTAACAATGCAGAAGAAATTAAAACTGCTACTTTATTATTTGATAATATTGTAATTAAACCTTATCAAGATGAATTATGTTACGCTATTGACCAAATTATAGCAATAAACGATATTTCATTAAATCTTTACTTTAAAACTATTCAGCCTTTAGAGTTTACTGATTTAGAAAATGCACAAACACAAGACCAAATTAAAGAACAAACAGGATTAAGTTCGCATACTTGTTTAAGTTCAGAATTTACAGATGAAGAAGGTGATGTATTACTAGATTCTTTAGCAGGTGAAATGATAGACGACGAATGGGAATTAGTAGATAAACGTGAATATTCAGATAAAAATATTTCTATTGAAGAATGGGCAAATTCTAAAATAAAAGCTAAAGAAAATTTATTTAAAAAATTAGCTGATGTTATTAAATCAAAACCTAGCGAAAAAAGTTCTTTAGATAAAGGAACTTATAAAGTAAGATACGAATATTCAGAAAAGTATTCAAGCGGTATTTCAAGAGAATTTTGCAGAAGAATGATGGGTAGAACTGCAAACGGAGTTGTTTACAGAAAAGAAGATATTGACCAAGCTAGTTTTCAAGGTGTAAATAATTCATTTGGACATAAAGGCGAAAATTATTCACTTTTTAAATATAAAGGCGGAGTTAATTGCGGACACGTTTGGAATGAGAATCTTTACAGACTTAAAACAAAAACAGACGGAACACCATACGTAGATAAATCATTAAGTTCAAGCGAAGAAGTAGATTCTATTGCTGGTTATAATCCAAACCCTAGCGGATGGGCAGAAGCACAAATAGCACCAATAGATATGCCAAACAGAGGACATCACCCAAATTTTAAAGGATAACAAATGCAAGCATTATTTATTTCAAGAGATGATATCATTAAATTCACTGTATTAAACGGAAACATCGATACAGATAAGTTTATTCAGTTTATTAAAATAGCACAGGATATACACATACAAAACTATTTAGGTACTAGATTGTTTAATAGACTTAATGATGATATTGTAAACGACGATTTAACGCAACCATATAGCGACCTTTTAAGCACATATATTAAACCGATGCTAATACATTGGGCAATGGTAGAGTTTTTGCCTTACGCAGCTTATACAGTAGCTAACAAAGGTGTATTTAAACATAATTCAGAGAATAGTTCAAACGTAGAGAAAAACGAAATAGATTTCTTAATTGCAAAAGAACGTGATGTAGCACAAAGTTATACAAATCGTTTTATAGATTTTATGTGTTTTAATCAAGTTGACTTTCCTGAATATAACGCTAATTCAAATGCTGATGTATTCCCTGATAAATCAGCTGATTTTACTAGCTGGGTTTTATAAAATGGATAAAATAGAAACATACAAACCAAAAGCAATAAACGTACAAAAATTACATTTATTTTTAAAAAAAATAGAAAATGAATCAACTAAACTTTCAGCACATAAAGGCGGACACTTTCGACGAAGTGGACTTTCAAATAAAAATAAATGATATAGAAGTAGATTTATCAGATACTATTATTCGTATGCAATTACGCAAAGAATACGGTGGTGTTGTTGGTTTATCTTTAACTTCTGTAGGTAGTGCAGGAATAACTATTACTGATGCTGCAAATGGTTTATTTAAAATCAACACGCAAATCATAGATATACCAGCGTTTAACTACATTTACGACATTGAATTTAATTTCGATGGTGAAGTAAAAACCTATATTTCAGGACATTTTTTAATTAAAAACGATGTAACAAGATAATGAGCGATATAATAGACATAGTAATACAAGAAACGATTGATGCGGTTGATATTACGGTTAATCCGAATATAATTGAGGTTAATGTAACTAGAACTAGTGGCGGTGGTGGTTCACAAACACTAGCACAGACTTTAGATATAGGCAATCAAACTGGTGGCGAAAACATACTTGTAAACAATGCAGATGCAATAGAGTTAGAAAACACTTCTTTACTAAAAAAAGGAACTTATAATTTTGGCGGTAACGGTGGTATTTCTCGTATATGTTCAAACCAGTATGAAGATATGTGGCAAAATGGATTTAGACACGTATTCGACCAAAGCGGATTTATAAGAAATTCAAGTAATGGCTTTGATATAGTTCCCGATTCGAGTTTTGATGTAACCTTAAGATTTGCAGTCGGTTCTTTTTGGACTTTAGACAATGGAACTACTTATGTTTGCACAGATAATACAGAGGGTGCAGCAGTTTGGGAAATAGATAATACAACAGTTCCTAATTTAACGCAAGTATTGACAAAAGGAGATAGAGAATGGATTGCAGTTAATGAGTTAGAATATACTTTTGAAGCTTTAGATATTGCTAGAGAAATTTTAAATCAAGGAAATACTGGTGTTCCAATTTTTAAAATAGATGGAGATTTAGATTCTGAATTTCCTGACTATTGCGTTTTAAAATTTCAAGCATATTTATTACCTAGCCAAATAGTAGCTACAAATGGTACTGTAATAATTGTAAATGGCAATCCAGGGAATGTAACAACTTATGATTTAAACGTTGGAGATTTTGCTATATTAAAAAAATTAACTGCTAAATTTTGGTTTTTGAACGTTATAAAAGCAAATGTACCAACAACAACAAGTCAACTTACTAACGATGGTGCAGATGGTGTAAATCCTTTTATTACTGCTTTAGATATTCCAACAACGGGACAAGCAAGTACTTTAGTTCGTGAAGTTAAAAATATGACTGGTGCTACTTTGACAAAGGGTACAGTTGTATTTATATCGGGTGCAAATGGAAATAAGGCTTTAGTATCAAAAGCAATAGCTACAACAGATGCATTAAGTGCTAGAACATTTGGATTATTACAATCTGACATTTTAAACAATGGAACGGGAAATTGCGTTATCATTGGAGATTTAAGCGGATTAAACACTTCATCATTTGCAGAAGGTGCTCAACTTTATTTAAGCGGAGTAACTGCTGGAACATATACCGATACAAGAACATTAGCACCAACGCACTTGGTTTACGTTGGAAAGGTAACACGTTCACACCCAACACAAGGGCAAATTGAAGTACAAATACAAAACGGGTACGAGTTAGAGGAAATACACGATTGTCAAATAATTAGCCCTACAAATAACCAAGCTTTAATTTATGAAACTTCAACGGATTTATGGAAAAATAAAACTATAATTGAAGATGCTATTGCAAATGGAGTTACAGACAAAGCACCTAGTCAAAATGCAGTATTCGATGCACTAGCTTTAAAGCAAGATTCTTTAGGATATACACCCGTAAAAACAGTCGTAAAAGATACCGCTGTTTCTTCAACAGTAACGGGTACAACAACTGAAACAATATTGAAATCTTACACTATTGCTGGTGGTACATTTGCTTCAAATGATGTTATCAATTTAGTTTCTGCTAGGTTTACAAAGTCGGGCAGTGCAGGTAACACATCAACTTTCAGAATGTACATAAACACAACTAATAGTTTAAGCGGTGCGGTTCAGATTGCTCAATTATCAGGAACAGGTTTATATTATAAATTTTCAAGAACATTTGCTTTACGAGGCGGCTCTTTATTAGGGTTTTCATTTACTGCAAATGGAACGCAATCTGGTTCAGATTTAGGAAACTCATCTGTAACACAATCTTCAACAACGTTAAACCCAGCAAACACTTTTTACATAATTTTTTCGGGTACAAATGCAATTTCAACGGATAGTATTTTTTCATCTGAAATATATATAACTAACTAATGATAACAATAATCGACAAAAATACGGGATTGGTTTTGTTTGGAACAACCGAACCAATTACACTAGCAGAAAATGAAATGGCAATAGAGGCAATTTGCGAGTTAGAGTTTGATGCAGAAACACAAAGCCAATATTATAATCTAGAAACACAAACATTTGAAATACGTGAAAAACTATGAATTTTTTTAATGAATATTGGCAAGAAATTTTAGCAGCATTAACCGCCCCCGTTGCTTGGTTCTTTGGAGGTAAAGCAAAAGCAAAACAAGACGCAGTATCTACAATGAAAGTAATGTATGATGACTTTCTAACTGTTTATAAAAATCGAATGGATGAAGTAATGGCAGAAGTTGTTGAAATAAAAAAACACAATCTTACTTTACAAACTGATTTTAATAATATTCAAATGAGTTATGCTAAAGAAGTTGAAAAATCACAGAACTGGGAAAAATTGCATAGAGTTTTAACCGACAAATACAACGAACTAGCAAAAGACCACGAAAATTTAAAAGGACTTTACGACAAGTTAAAAATAGATTTTGACAATTATAAAAAGTTAAAGAAATGAAACTAGACGAAAACGGATATAAATTGATAATGGGTTTTGAGGGTTTATCTTTAGTTCCTTATTTGTGTTCAGCTAAAGTTCCTACGATAGGTTATGGAAGTACATTTTATCCTAGTGGTAAAAAAGTAACAATGCAGGATACACCTATAAATTTAGAAAGTGCAAAATTGATGCTAAAAGAAACTGCTAATATATTCGCTACACAAGTTAATTTATTGGTAAAATCAAAACTTACGCAAAATCAATTCAATGCTTTAGTTTCATTTGCTTTTAATTTAGGTTCACAGGCATTAAGTAAAAGTACACTATTGAAAAAAGTAAATATAAACCCAAATGATATTACAATAACAAATGAATTTTTAAAGTGGAACAAAGCTGGTGGAAAAGAATTAAGTGGATTGACTAAAAGACGTACAATAGAAGCTAAATTATATTTTACTAAATGAAATACTTAATTATATTTTTATCAATTTTCTTATTTTCTTGTGGTGCTAAAAAGCTAAATAAAGAAGAAAAAAAAACTGATTCAATAGCTAAACAAGTTTCTGTAATAAAAAAAGATTGTACTGCTATTAAAATAAAGCAAGTTAATTTTGATGTTACAACTGATGAATTAACTATTGAAGCAAAAGACAGTACTAAACCTATTGAAATAATAAATAGTAACGGAAAAAGTGTTTGCTGGGTTTAACGTTGTTGAAGATTGTGTTACAGACAAAGCACCTAGTCAAAATGCAGTATTCGATGCACTAGCTTTAAAGCAAGATTCTTTAGGATATACACCCGTAAAAACAGTCGTAAAAGATACAGCTGTTTCTTCAACAGTAAAGGGTACAACAACTGAAACAATAT